TGTCGGCCACTTGCAAGGACTCAAGCGCAAACAAGCGGCATTGCTGTACTGTGTCCTCCTGCCAAAGTATTGCATCGTCCCAGCTTGCTAAGATAGCTTTACCTCCTTTTTGTCTACACCTCTTTGCCAATACTCTCCTTGTGATAGTCTCTACTCGCACAGTTACATCGTCCAAAGGCACTCCAGCTTGTCCCAAAGCGACACAGTATGGCGTACTCATTACTATCCTTCCTCCTTTTTGCAGGTTTATCCCTGCTAGTTTACTGTGTATCTTCTTCAAGCTTGTCCTTTTTTCCTTCTTTCATGCATAAGTATATTGTATACTTACCTACTCATTCGTGATGAGCCACAGTAGAACATTAACACAGTAACAACGTGACATATTAATACAGTAACATGCTAAAACGTTTAAATGTTAAAATATCAAACAATTAATGTTTTAATACTTTAATATGTTAAAGTATCAAACAATTAATGTTTTAATACTTTAATATGTTAAAGTATTAATTCTTTGAAACTATGCTATTGTGACAATGTAATACTGTGACAAGGTGGGGTGGGGGGCACACCGACGCTGTGCCACAGGGTGGGGGAAGGGTGTAAGGCGATTTCTCACAAATTTTTTAAAAATCGGATTTCCTTTTTTCAGTGTGTTTAAAATATGTAACTTATATTTGTAACTTATATTTGTAACTTATATTTGTAACTTATATTTGTAACTTTTTTAAACAGGGAATGAAATGGCTTAAACCCTTGTGCAGCAAGGAGTTGCGGGTTTTTAAATGTTTTTCTGTAACTTTTGGTAAAAATTAAAAGTTACAGCAGAAATCCTTGGTACACAAGGGCTCGTAACACTTTGTAACTTTGTAACTTTTTATTTTATATATTATATATAAGAGAATTAACTATATCTCTCTCCTGTTGTGAGATATATATGTTTTATTATAGTTAATATACTTCTCTAAAAAAAATGTTACAATGTTACAAAACCCCTGAAACCCTTGCAGCACAAGGGCTCAGGGCTGTTACTTTTTAGTTTTTTTGAAAAGTTACGAGAGTTAAATAAAGTTACACAGCAGCACTCTAAAAATAGTAACAAAACTAGAAAACCCTTGTGGCACAAGGGTTACAGCGATTCTAACAAATATTTTTTAAAAAAGTTACAGCTAAAAAAGTTACAGCTAAAAAAGTTACAGCTAAAAAAGTTACTAAAGAGAATTACAAAAATAAGTTACAGAAAACAAAAACCGCGGTATTACTACCGCGGTCTGTAAAAGTTACATTTAATTTTCAAAACTCAGTATCAGTATCATCAGCACTGGCGCAATACTCCATAAAATCACTATCAGGAACTTTTGTATAGTCTATTACAAGTGTTCTTACAGGAGGAGTGTTAACAGATAGACGTTTCAGCCTGTTCTTTTCTACGAAATAAGGCTCTTTAACTATATATGACATCAATACAGCGCGTTTTATATCAACTCCCCTGTATTCTTGTGTCCAAACATCATAGCAAGCCTTGAACCACAGGTAAATATTATTATCTTCAACCTTGAAATGATGTCCGTTTTTAAGTTTACCATCAGCAATAAGAACAGCAAGGTCGCTGAAGAATCGTGTAATAGTATGATCTTCCTCTGTTTGTGCTTTAGTAGAGACAGTGTTACTGTTTAACCACTTCATAAAATCATTCACTTCCTGTTCTGTAAGACACTTCCCAAAGGCGTACAGGAAAGAACCTGCAAATACAGCGGTATTACGGGCCAGTCGCGCATCTATACCGTGCGACATAAGCTGATGTTGTACTGCATCAATGCGGTTCAATAGTTCAGCAGCACCGTTTTTCTGTTTTTCCTTTAGAAAATATAACCCCATAGCAGGGAATTTAGTTACAAGGTCCAGCATGTGAGGGTATAAAGCATCATCTCTGTCATAAGACGATACATGAATTATAGTACAACGGCTGGTCACTGCGTTATCATCTGGAGTATCTTCCCCTGATATGAGCAGAAACCCTCTTATAGCCTCTGAACGTACACCGAAGCCGCTTTTTAAGCCTTTATCAGCACCTTGGCGGTTATACGCGCCAAGCATAAACTCGTTACGATATTTAATATCCTTGATTTCGTTTCTGTAATCATCATACCACTGCGGCAAAGAGCTGTAATATCCTAGCTTTCTGGTCATGGAAACTACGCTCGGCATAGCGAAATTCTTGCCTTCTATGTGTGGGAAGCCGTAAGCACTCATCAGCCAGCGTGCCAGGATCGTTTTACCGCTGTTGCGCTTACCTGCTATAAAAAATATTGGAAAAGATTTCTCGTTCCTGTGGCTGTAAATCTCGTTTGAGTACCAACCAGCTACTGTAAATCCTAGAGACAGCCATGCCTCGTAACCTCCAAGGTTTGTGTACATCGTTTTTACTACATCAGTAAGGTATTCAGTTGTTATTTCTTCATCATCAGGTCGTGAAGGCATGTAAGTTTCGTCTGTCTCATCTACTATGTTAAGGTTTCTCACCATGTAACGCTTGTCATCTAGGTTTATGATTCCGTGTTCGTCAGCGTCAATGACGTTTCCGTTACTATCAACACCGTAGCGTCCCATTAACCAGGCTTTACCTACACGTCCGATATGGTCTGGTGCATGAACTACATCATCTTCCTGTTTTAAAATGATTTCGTTAAGCGATATAAGGTCCTTGAAGTCTCCTTTAAAGATGTAATTACCTGCTTTCTTACATTCAGACATAAATTCTACAGGTTTGGTTAATGTGTCGCTGTCGAACCGTATTAAACGGCTTATTTTTCCTTGATCGTTAACTAATTTACATATTCTAACATGATTACCCTCAGCTTCTACAGTATGGATAAGTTGTATTATGAAGTTTGAAATAGGAATAGCATCAACACCATTGTCTGTGAACACTCGCTTATAGTAACAGTTGTCCTTAATGAAGATGTTAGCGTCGCTTTCTTCTTTTTCTTTTTTATCGGTTTGAAATTTTGTAATAGCTTCTTTAAAGGCTTTACTGATGATGTTCTTGTTTACTTTTGTATTAGCCTTTAATTCCTCAACAAACAGCATCTGTGAAACTTCGTCTTTCTTGTACAGTAACACGTTATACCATGCAACTGTATTACTAAGGATAGAAGCGTCTTTTTTTACCATTTCTTTGAATGTATCGGGAGTTGCAGGAATTATAGGTTGTGTGGTAAAATACTTATGTAGAGTTTCCTTATTTCCTGCACAACCATACAGGAAGTATTCGTTAACGTCGTTAAAACGACGTGGGAAGTTGACTGTGTACAGTTTATCTGGGAAGTCTTTTCCGAGTTTTAACATTAGCTCTATACCAGCTTTATCATTATCAGAAAGACAGACAATCTCAGTAAACTTGTCAAAGAGAGACTTCCATTCTTCCTGCCACGAGGCGGCTCCAGGTAACCCCACTGCCTGTAGACCAGCCTGTAACATGGTTAGTGTATCTGTTTCCCCTTCACAGATGTATAGTCTGTCAGGTGTATATGTTTTCAGAAGGTCAAGACCATATACAGTGTTACTACCTTCTGTGAACATATACTTACCTGAGCCTTCAAATTTCAGACGTTTCTTAACAGCTATAACATTTCCACTTGCGTCATAATATGGTATACTTACACCTTTAACATACTCACCATTATGTATGTGAATATGGTTATCTATACCACGTGACTTTAGGAATTCTACGTCGAATCCTTTTAACTCAGCGAAGTTTTTAAGGTCTACATATTCTGGATATTCCAGCTTAAACTTAGTACGCAAGTCCTTAACAGCTTCTTCTATAGTATTAAACAGACCAGCTTCTACTAATAGTTTAGGTGCTGTACCTCCGGTGTGACATGTACCATGACAGTACCAGTCCCAGCCTTTGCCTTCAGAAGTTTTGTCATATATTGACAAGCTAGTACCCTTCTTCTCTTTGTGTATCGGGCACTTTGTAAGGTGAACAAATCTCCCCTGTTTATCAAAATCGCTATCATCGTAGCCGAAATAGTGTTTGACTACTTCAAGTAGCGACAGGTTGGTTATGCCTAACCGCATACCTTACTCCCCCTTTTGGTAGCTGTTTTCCTCCAATACTAATTTTATACCTCTCTCAATAGCTTCTTTGAACGGAATTTCTTTGTCAATACATAGTTTTCTAATAGCTTTGTACAGCTCTCCGTTAATCCAGATGTTTATTTTACTTAAACCTCTTTCTTTTTCTCCAGACATTTTCAAAATCTCCTTTCCGATTTTCCTTTTTGAAGTGTAATTCAAGTATAAACCCAAGGAAAATTTTTGTCAAGAGGTGAAATGAAAAATGTTTTATTATTTAAAAATTTACAGGGCAGATGAGCCAGTGAACAGAAATACTTTTACTAAACATCGTAAAGTTTTAACGACAATAAGTGAAAAGTTTATAGACAAAATTATAGTTGACCAATGTATTGATTCTTTACCGTATAATCTTAGACAAGTAATGACATTATACATTAAATATGATATTCCTATAGGAGAAATTGCTGCAATATTAGGAATACATAGGAATACTGTAACTAATAGAATAAAAAGAGGAATAAAATGTATTGACAAATTTGTGCAAAAGTGATATATTTATGATAAATTGGAATAATTATCAGGATATAGGCTCTTCTTTCTTTAACTAAAGCTCTCTTTTATAGAGAGCTTTACTTTTTACTTTTATTTTAGTAAAAAATGGTGATAATAATGGGTAAATGTACTATAAAACGTGTTGCAGATATGACAGACGAAGAAAAAATAAAATATAGAAAAAAATGGGTGGAAAACTCGCGGAGATTTCGCAAAAAAAATCCAGATAAAAATAAAGAATACTTTAAAAAAGCAATAGAAAAATTATTAAAGCGTCACGGCGTTAATAATTCTTATGAATATAAATTGAAAAAGTACAGTTCACCTGATTTTAAGCCGTCCGACAGACAAAAAGAAATTATTGAACGTCTCGTACACATGGCTTTGTTTCATGATGGATATATAGATAAATCGGAATTGAAAAATCACAATGTTACTAAAGAACAAGCACGTACATATGGAAAAACTGTATATTTTAAACAACGCCTGGAAGAAGAACGAGAAAAATTAATTAAAGAAGCAGAAGAAAAAATTAGAATGTTTGTACAGGAGAAGAGATAATGGCATCTCTACAATTAAAAGTTGGAGATATTAAAGTAAATAAAAAGATGATAGATGTGGCACAGGCTCTTGTTGTTACGGGTAATGTCCATGAAACATCTAGACAGTTAGGAGTTCCTGTTAGCACTATACAGGGCTGGCTCCGTAATAATGAGGATTTTAATAAACTTGTAGATAAATTTGTCGAAGCTATGATTAAAGAAATAAAGTTGGAAGTTGTAGCTTCAGCTAAAGATGCTATAAGTGTACTTAATGAAATAATGAAGAATCCGCTGATAGATACTAAAGAACGTCGCATGGCGGCGCAAGATGTTCTTGATAGGGCTGGATTAGTCAATAAAAATCAACCGAAGTCCGAAATTAAAAATACTATTAATTACTTCGCGGCTTTACCAGACGATGAACTGGATAAAATAATAGAATTGGATATAAAGGATGTGAGCTATGTCTACGAGGGAGATGAAGGAAAAGATAGCTCTGGCGAAGCTGGAGAAGTTGAAGAGGGTAGCGTATAAAGACTTATATACATTTACTAAGAATGTTGCTGGGTTTGATTTATTAGAGCCTGTACCTCATAAAGAGGTATGCGATTTCTTTATTAAAGAACCTGACATTTTACAGTGGCTGGCTATGTCTAGGGCTGAAAGAGCTAAAAGAGCGCAGATTTATGGTAACATTAAAAAACTTATTATGTTGCCACGTGGCGCGTTTAAATCAACAATTTCCACTGTATCGTTCCCTATTTGGCTGCATTGGCACGACCCTAATTTACGGATAATGATAGATAATGAAAGTTACAAAAACTCTAAGAAATTTTTATCTGAAATAAAAGCTGTTCTTTCAACTAATGAACTTTTAAGAAAAGTACTTGTTGACGAACAAGGTAATTTTTTACTAGAACCAAACGATAAGATTCCAGGAGGTTGGACAGAAGATAGTATAATTTATAAACATAGAACCATACCAGCCAAAGAACCCTCCCTGTTTTGCTCTGGCGTTGATACAGCTACTACTGGTATGCACCCAGATGTTATAATAATGGACGACTTAGTGTCAGAGCGTAATGTAACTACGGAAGACCAGATTGAAAAAGTAAAACAGCATTACAGGTTTGCGTATTCTCTGCTTGAACCTGGAGGATTGCTCATTGTTATAGGTACTCGCTATCACATGAACGACCTGTATAATGAGATTCTTGCTGATGATACTTTTGACCATATAGTAAGACCAGCTATACTTGAAGATGGCAGTTATTTTTTTCCTACACGTTTAGGACCAAAACGCCTTGAAGAACTAAAAAAATCTCAAGGTATTTATATTTTTAATTCTCAGTACATGCTTAATCCAATATCAAGCGAAAACGCTGTATTCCGTCCACAGGATATTAAATATTATGATGATTGTGACTTACCTAAAAAATACTATACATTTATTACAGTAGATTTAGCTATTTCTCAGAAAGAGAAGGCTGACAATACAGTAATAATGGTATCGTCTGTAGACGCAGATTCTAATATATACATCAGAGAAATAGAAGCAGGGAAATTTACTCCACAGGATACTATAGATAAAATTTTTAATATGGTTAATAAATATAAAAAAGATAGACTATTAAAAGTAGGTGTAGAAAGCGTAGCCTGGCAGAAAGCATTGATATATTTCTTACGCGACCAGATGCGTGCTAGAGGGCATTTCTTCCCATTAGTAGAGTTAAAAGCAGATAAAGATAAAATAAGACGTGCGCACGCGCTTGCTCCGTTTGTAGAGAACGGTGCTTTTTATATTAAAAAAGACATGACTACACTTTTCCAAGAAATGATAGAGTTTCCTTTAGGTAAACACGATGACCATGTTGACGCAGCGTCCTATATTCCTCAGATCATGCGTAAACCTGGTAAAAGTGAACGTAAGGGTTATGATACTGTATATACTCCTATTAATAATGTAACCGGATATTAAAGGCGGTGAGTGGGTTGGCGTTTGATTTTAGTAAAGCAAGTGACGAACAAGTTTTACATCAAGTAATTATGGACTTTGAGACTGCAGATAAGGCTAGAGCAACTAGGGAAGATAAATGGCTTACATGGTACAAGATGTATAGGTCCTATGTAGATAATAAAATAACCGATAGGGCTAACTTATTCATACCTTATGTGTATAGTATAGTTGAAACAGTAACACCACGTTTAATAGCTTCAATTTTCGCATCTAAGCCGTACATAGGAATTCTCCCTGTAAAAGCAGAAATGGTTGAAAATGCTAAAGCTATGGAAAATTTAATAGATTATCAACTTAATCAAAAAGTAGGAATTATCAGTGTTACAACTTCATGGATTAAAGAAGCACTTATATTTGGAACATCAATTCTAAAAACAGGCTGGGAATACGAAGAAGATGAGGTTATTACTGAAGAGCCGTTAGTACAGATAATGGGTATACCTATTGGCACTAGGCAAGTTAAGCGTATAGAGGCTGTAAAAGATGACCCATTAGTACAACATATAGACCTTTGGGATTTCTATGTTGACCCTGCTGGTATCGATATTGATAGTGCTGATTATTGTATTCATAAGGTATATAGAGATATTTCTTATTTAAAGGAAATGGAAAAACTTGGCGTATATCGTAATATAGAAGAAGTTACTAAGGCTGTAAGTGAACAAGCATACGCTACAGGTATGAATACACGATTAAGTGCTATAGGCATGCAGTCTATAGATAAGCCTACTGATAAGATAGAACTTCTTGAGTATTGGACCGATGACAGAGTTGTGGTAGTTGCTAACAGGGCTGTAGTTATACGAAATGATGAGAACCCTTATTATCATAGAAAGAAGCCATTTGTAAGATTGGTAGACAATCTTGTACCCCATGAGTTCTATGGTATAGGTGAAATAGAGCCTATTGAATATTTACAATATGAACTTAATAGTATCCGCAATCAACGGATGGATAACATAAACTTAATAATCAACCGCATGTGGAAAGTGCTTAGAGGAGCTGATATTGACCCTAAACAACTACGGTCTAGAGCTGGAGGTATTATTGAAGTTGATGATATGGAAGATATTCAAGCATTAGAAATGGAAAACGTATCAGCTTCGTCTTATCAAGAGGATGAGATTATCCGCAGGGATATGGATAACGCTACAGGTGTAAACAATTATGCTCGTGGCGAGAATACTGACAGACGTGAAACGGCTACCACCGCATCAATTCTGTCACAGAATGCTAATGAGCGTTTTAAGTTAAAAGTCACTCTTATGGAAGACATGGGGATGCGTAGATTAGGTAATTTCTTGGTACAGTTAAACCAGCAATTTGTGGATACTGAAAAAGCTATACGTATACTTGGTCCAGATGGAATGAAGTATATGGAAATATCACCAGAACAAATACGCGGGCAATTTGACGTTATGGCTCTAGGTTCTTCTGTTGAGCCTACAGTAAATAAACGTCAGAAATTAGATGGGTATATAAATCTATACAATTTACTTAAAGATAGTCCTTATATTAACCATCCAGAACTTATTAGAGATATTCTGGAGACAGCTGATATTAAGGACGTTGATAGAATATTAATGGGAGCAGATGAAGTTATGATGCAACAGTTATTTGGACAAATGAATATGGAAACGATGGGACAATCGATGGCAGGACCAATGAACGCAGAAATGATGCAACAAGGGCAGATGATTCCCTCTAATATTAACGATGAGGGAGTGATGATTAATAATGGATAAACCTGATATAAAGGTATTAAAGGAATTACGCAACAGACCAGAGTGGATCGAACTATTTAAGTATTTAGAGAATAGAAAGGCTGAATCTATTACAAAAATAATCAAAGCTGAACCTACTGATGTAGTAACTATAGCCAACCATCAAGGGCGTTTAGCCGCTCTTGATTTGGTAATAAATGTAGTCTTAAAAGACTAAGGAGGAAAATTTAGATGGATGATTTAAACAAATTCTTCGACGACTTGGAGAAACCTGAGACTTCCCAAGAGGAACACTCTCAGGATGAACAACTCGAAGAAGGAGTAGAGGAGCAGACTTCCCAAGAGGAACACTCTGCTGAGGACGTTGAGGAAGGTAGTGACGATGCTGGCGAGCAAGCTGTGCAACAGCCTGTAAAGAAGTTTGCTGGTAGGTACAACACTGTAGAGGACCTTGAAAAAGGTTACAAAGAATTACAGAGACAGTTGACCAAGATAAACCAGCAACTCCCACAAATCTTACAGCAACAAGCAATACAGACGCAGGCTCCACCCGTGCATAGTCCTACAGTTGGGGTCCCCTCAGTCCCTCCTGAATTAGCATATGACCCCAGATTTCAGCAGCTAGCGCAGGCTAATCCTGAAGCCGCTAGAACTGTTGTACAAAGGTACTATCAACAGCAACAAGCTAATACAATAGCTCCGTTACAACAGGAATTACGTACATTAAAGATGCAACAGGAAGTAATGATGTTACGAGCTACACAACCAGATTTTGAAGAGGTAGCCGTAAACATTCCTGTCATTTTTAATGAAAATCCGTGGCTCTGGAACACACCCAACCCTGTAGCAACTGCTTATAAAATGGCGAAAGCTGAGAAATTAACTGAAGCTGTTAATACAGCTTCAACAGCCGCAAAACAGGCGGCGTATATGAAGCAACAACAGAAGAAAACTGCTGTTGCTGAAAGACAACAGGCCAAGGTACCACAAACTCAGAAAACTCCAGAAGATGAAATTGCTGAATCCATTCTTGGATTAAGCTCGACTGGAGGTAAACGAAATGCGTTTATTTAAAATTTGATTAGGAGGTAATGTAAAATGCCGTTAGTAACAGGTATTAGAACTACTAAAAATATTAACCAAGACCAACGTAAAGTCGATATGGCTGATAAGATAGCTTTACTACAACCTAGTAAGGCTCCGTTGGTTTTATTAACGAAAAAAATAGCCACAAAACCAACTATTAACCCTATCTTTCATTGGTTAGAGGACGACCTACAAGCTCGCTGGGATGCTGTTAACAATGCAACAGGTTATACCAACGTTGATACAGCTATTGTTGTTGACGACGGAACGCTGTTCAATGTTGGCGATATTGTTAAAGTGCCAAGAACCGGCGAGGTAATGCGAGTAACTGCTATATCTACTAACACATTAACTGTTGTTCGTGGATATGGTACTACTGCCGCGGCTGCACTTGTTGATAATGACCCCCTGTTAATTATCGGTAGTGCCTTTAAAGAAGGCGACCTGGCAGCAGAAGCAACGGGTACTATTACCAGCACAGTATCCAACTACACTCAGATTTTCCGTACTTCCGTTAAGGTTACTAAGACTCAAGAAGCGTCTGAACTTTATGGCGGTTCTGATAGAACATATCAGCGGAAGAAAAAGGGTATAGAGCATGCTGTAGATATTGAACGTGCTGCCTGGTTTGGGGAGAAAACAGAAAAAGTTAATGGAGCTGAAATTATTAGAACTACAGCAGGAATTCTTGCTATGATTTCTGCCAATGCTTCAACTTATGATGCAAGTAATGCACTGACTGAAGATAACTTCGAGAAGGAGTTTCTCGAAAATCTGTTTAAGTACGGCAATCCTAAGAAAACCATGTTCTGCTCATCCAGGGTTATTTCTGTAATTAACAGTTGGGGCAGACATAAATTACAAACAGTCGTAGGTGAAGAAACTTACGGATTGAATGTAATGCGTTATATCTCTGCACACGGCGAGTTGAATCTTATCCAACATCCTCTGTTCGAGGGCGCAGTATATGGTAAAATGGGTGTTGCTCTTGACTTAGAGAATGTTCAATGGAGACCTCTCACTGGTCGTGATACAAAGTTGAATACTAATATTCAACCTAATGACGCTGATTACTACCTAGATGAATATATTACCGAAGGTGGTTTTATGGTTAAACTGCCTAAGACTCACGGTATCGTCAAGAACGTAGACTTCCCAGCGTAGATTGATTGAGGGGGTTATTAACCCCCTCTTCCTTGATTAAAAATTAGGAGGTATTTTTGTGAGGTTTTATTCTAAAAGCACGTCTCTGATATTACAGGTAACTCCTGGAAAAACTACAATTATAGATGGTAAGGTTATTAAAGAGCCTGGGATAGCAATTACGTTTGATAAAGGGATGTTTGATACTACAGATGAAACTTTAATTGCGAAAATTAAGGAAACGCCAGCATTTAAAAACGGTGACGTTGTAGCTGTTACAGATGAAGAAGTCAAAGCTACTAAAAAATCAGGTAAAAAAGAGCAATTAGTTGATGGCGGTAGCGAATAAAGCTACCGCTTTTTTCACTAGTAAGGAGGTGTAAAACATGAATGTAGGGGAACTGCGAGCAGCATTTGAGGCTCTTGTAGATGATACAGTGGACAATGCAATATTTTTAGTATGGTTAAATGAATCACTTGAAGATATTTCTACAAAGTACGGACCTGTTGCTACTTCTACAATAACAGCATTAGAATCTGGTGCTGAATATAATCTACCATCTGACTTTTTAAAAGTAATAGAGGTAGTTAATTCTAATAATGAATTGTATTTAGATTATGAAATAAGCGAATTAGGTACTATAGCCTTTGCAGATGCTGATACTTATAATGTTAAGTATCATCGTATGCCTACAAGACTTGTTGTAGGCAATGATTTACTTGTTCCTGAAATTCATGAATTATTACATTCTCCTATGTATCTTTATGCGGCAAGTATGTATTATGATAGAGAATCAACTGGTGATAAAGAAGAATCTGAAATGGCGTCTAAACTTATGCTTAAGTATGAAGCAACAGTTGAGCGTAGAGTAAAAGCATTAAAAGCAAGAAGGAGTAAACAATTTGGATTTTCTAAGTAAAGGAGGGATGTATAGTGAAGATGCTCCAAGCCTATAAGGATTTTACCGGAGGCTTATCAGAAGTAGCTCCTGATATTATGCTGGATACAGAACTTACTAATGCTCAGAATACTGTTCCTGCAGAACGCGGCGGCCTGTCTAAATGCAAAGGCACTGTACGGGTTAATGCTGCTCCTTTTAGTGCTACTGGTATAGAAGTCCTTATAGAATATGGAAAAAGTGATGGTACTATAATCCCTTTAGCTTTCAGCGGCACAACAGTACGTAAATGGGATGGCACCGTATTAAAGAGTGATTTACCTGGCGTACCTACTGACTGGGATATTTATAATGATATTTTATATTGGTTGGACGGAACCAAATTTTGGCAGTATGATGGTACTACTATTTCAGAAGTCCAGATGGACACAGAAGGCGACCCTACCACTTGGAATATTATTAAGACGTGTCATTTTATTGAACAGCGGGGGCAGCGGCATTTCTTTGCAAAGAAAAACTCCAACTCCTTATATTATTCAGAAGTTGGAAAACCTAACTGTATTAAAGCTGCTAATGTAATTAAAGCAGTTACGGACGATGCTGATAAAATAACAGGGTTAAAGGAATTCGCTAATGCTCTTTTAGTGTTTAAGCGTAACTCTATCTTCTCCTGGACAGGATGGGACCCTGCAGGTACTACAGGGGAGCCTGTGCGATTTGACCGTATTCTTGTACACAAAGGCACGGTGTCTCATCATACTATTCAACGTGTTGACAATTATCTTCTGTATCTAGCAGATGATGGTGTGTACGCTTTACAAAATCCTTACCCGAACATGATTTCTTCTATTAATTTAACAGATAATAAAATCAGTAATATCATTAAAGATTCATTAAACCAAGAAAAAGCCTGTGCTGTTTACTATGACGGAGCGTATCGTTTATCTATTTGTACAGAAGGCACTGTTAACAATGCCGAATACAGGTTTTATTCCACAATGGGAGAAAAAGGTGCTTGGTTCGGTCCCTATACTCACCCTGTTGCTTGTTATCTTGTACGAAGCGACGGTAAACTTTATTCTGGACATCCATCTAATGGTTTAATTTTTGAACACGAAAACGGATATAACTACGATGGTCAACCTATTCATATGATAGTAGAAACTAAGCCCTTTGACCCGTCGCAAGGATTTGTTTATGATTGTAAATACAAGAAAATGTTTGTAGCTGCTTCGCAATATGACACAGAAAGTAGTACAACTACTGTGTATGTAAAAGTTGATTATAAATTACAACAATTTGATTATACGCTTGATTTTGACGAAAGTTTGGTTTGGTCGGAAGGTATCTGGAGCAATACTTACTGGGGATGGGTAGATTTTATTACTAAAGAGATTAAACTTAATGCTAAGAAAGGTAAACGTATTCAAGTTAAATTTGAAAACAATACTGTGGACCAACCAGTTACTATCTACGGAATAGCCTTCCTGTTTAAACCGAAGAAAGCAAAAGGTAACAGGGAAGGTATCACGGAACAAGAGGTGATGTAATATATGGCACAAGTTAGTTTTCCTTATACATTAGAAGAAGGCACTAAGGCTTTTGCTACGCAGGTAATGGCTAACTTTAACGTTTTGAAAAATTTAATTAATCAGGGAATTGAAAACGACAATCTTAAAAATTTAGCTGTTACTACTGAAAAAATAGCTGATTTAGCTATTACAACTGCAAAAATAGCCACTAGTGCTGTAACCACAGATAAAATTACGGACAGTAATGTTACTACTACTAAAATAGCTGATTTAGCGATAACTACTTTAAAATTAGCTGATGCTTGTATAACAAATACGAAATTGGCTTTAAATTCCGTAGATACTGATAATATAATAGATTACGCTGTTACTACTTCCAAACTTAACGATTTAGCAATTACTACAGGAAAATTAGCTGATTTAGTAGTAACAGAGGCTAAACTAGGTAATCTATCTGTATCAACAGGAAAGTTAAAAGATTTAGCGGTAACTACTGCTAAAATAGCTAATAGTGCTGTTACAACAGATAAACTTGCTAATAATAGTGTAACTACAGAAAAACTAGTAAATTCTTCTGTAACTACTGATAAAATAACTAACGGTGCTGTTACAGGAGATAAGATTGGTACTTATGCAGTTACGGTTGACAAATTACATCCCGAAGTAGCTGAAATGGCAGGAGATGCAGCATTAAAAGCACAATTGACAGACATGAACACCCAAACAGCAACATTTCCTCATGGTGCGTCTGTACTTGAAGTACCCCAAGCATCCCCTGTTGATGTAGCTTTAGAAGGCAGGACTTTGGTAAATTTATTGGGGAGAAATGGAAATGCAGGAGAAGTGTTATGGACGTTAAAAGGCTCGAATGTTAGTTCTGTATCAGAGGACACATCTGTATATGTTATTGGAGAAAAATCACAAAAAGTAACCGTTTTAGCAAGTGCAGGTAATAGATACGTTAGATACCTTTTTGATTATAAATTAGAATCAAATAAAGATTATTTGATTATGTTAATGCTAAGACGTTCTGTATCTGGAAATATAGCAGTCAAACTTTATCAAGGAACAGGATTAACTACTGTAGTAACTTCAAAAACATTTACTTTAAATACCAACGAATGGACATTAGCATATTGGAAATATAATTCAACAGTAGATGATACTTTTAGCATAGTTATTGATGCATTAGGGTCTGATGTAATTGATTATTGGTTTGACGGTGTTCGCCTTTACGAAATTCCCCAAGAAATTTATGACAAAATTGACGTAGACCCAGAGTACACTGGAGATAAATTAGCAGAAAAATTTCCTTACGTTGATTCAGTCCAGCATATACAAAATCCTTATGTAATAGCAAGGGGAAAGAATTTATTGCCTCCATTCACTCAATGTATAACTATAAATAGTGCTGGAATAAAAGAAATAATTGAACCATATAAATTAAAAATAACAAAAACTGCTACTGGATGGAGAATAGAACGGGTAGAATTAAATATAGCGGAAAATACTACTTATACAGCATCTTATACTTTAGAAGCATCAGATGTGGTAGGTTCTGGTGCGTATTTAGAAATTAAATATTATGATAAAGATAATATTCAAATAGGAATGTGGGAAAATAGTTTATTAACAAGTTCGCAATATTATTTTAAAACATTTACTACTCCTCAAGGTACAGCAAAACTTCAAGTTAATTTTAATGTGCATAGTGATACTACTGGTACATTTATTTTTAGCAATCCACAACTAGAACTTGGTGACACAGCAACAACATTTGAACCTGCGAATGATTCATATTTATATTTACCTGATGTAAAATTAGCTAGCAGTATAGATGGCACAGTAAAAGATACTTTGCAAAAAATTGGCAAAGATTATGTTGTAACACATAGGTGGCAGAAGGATGTAGTATTGGATGGAAGTTGGGATTATACTTTTAGAGGTAATTACACAGGGTTTAAATTGGTTAGTGTTGCAAATAACGAATTACCTAATTTTGGAATGGATGACACAAAAAATGATGGCTTTTGTGTTAAATATAATGGAAATGTATTATTAAATGGTGGAGCATTAGAAGGAGCAAATAGATTTGATGGAGATGTTAGTTGGGGCGGTGCTGATGTAGCATTTTCAGTTTCTAATACTGATTCAGGTTGGGGAGATAGTTATACACCGTCAGCTACTGAAATAAAAGCATATTTTTATGGGTGGCAGATGAACAATGGAACTTACGGTACTCCTTATAATGGAACAGGAACAAAAACATGGATTCCATTAGGTGACACTGATAATACAAGAGCAACAACTACATTACCGACTTCTCCTTCACCAACTATTGAAGATGGAACAATTGATTATTATAAACTCACCTATCAATTAGCTACTCCTGTTTCAGAGACTATAATCCCAGAAGGAGCCTTGTCTATCCATGCAGGACAAAATCAAATTGAGGTTGGGGAAGGAGTTATTGTAAGGGAACAGGTAACCCCAATTTTAGGTCCAACATCGTATAATATAAATAGAATAGATAATAGTAGTTTATCTGAGGGAGCGTTAACAAAGCGGGCAGATAAAATAATTGCCATTTATAAAAATGGTGTAAAAGATTCAAACTGGAAAATAGGTATATATGGAACACCTAATGGAAACGAGTCCGCTGTATTAGATATATCTCTCTTTGATTCTTCCGCAACATATGAAGTAACATATTTAGTTTTAGATAAACATTTATTCACTACTAATATTCCTTCCGTTACAGCAACATATCAAGGCAACTTAAAAGAAACAGTCGAGGAGCTGGTTCAAAATGTAAATGATTTAGAAGAAAGGCAAAGCATAACGGAAAGGCAAGTTAGTGAACATTTGGCAGATAATATGCCACATAGGGCACCCGACCCCAGTACGGGGAAGGTATACCGTTGGGGATTAGCCATTCAAAACGGAGAATGGGGTATTATCTAC